TGAGCGAGTCTTAAGACAACAAGACCGTCATCAAAGAGGTACTAGGCGTGCGGAACAGCTAAGAGGGTTAGAAGCCGCAGGAGGTACGAACGCTCCAAAGGGTCATACCCGAAAAGCAGGAAATGCTCTACAAAGATTAAACCAAAAGCAAGATAGTAAGGCTGGCAAAGAAAACACCCGTGTACGTCATGTTAAGAATCACATAATGATGGGCATACGTGACAAGGATGGGGAACTGACACCTAAGGCAGCAAAGACGTACATTTCTCATAGAAAAGCGAACCTGCAACGTAAAAGAGAGAAAAGACAGTTTAACCAATCCATGGGTACCGAAGAGGGTGGTTTTAAAAAAATTCGAAAAGGGAAGTTAAAGTAACTCTTGGTGAGTACTAAATACAGTATGTATAGAAACGGAAAGCTGCAAGAGTTCGTCGGGATGGCCACCCGCGTGCAATCCGCATTACAGACTCAAAGAAAGAAAAAAGAGTTTAACCTCAAAACCGATAGGTTTCTTTCTCCTCTTCAGAAGAAAAAGAGAGGAACTGACTACGAGTTAAAAACTGGTAAATTTCAAAGCCCCCTTCAAACCAAAAAAATCGAAAGGAAGTTTCAACTTACGGGAGTAACTGAGAACGCGCAACCTGAGCGAAGGAAGGAAGACAAAGGTGGTAAAGATAGAAGGACTGGAGATAAAGGCCCTAAAACTCCTAACTACGGTAAAATTAATGCCAAGGCACGTCTAGAACATATTAAAGCAAATACAGCACAAAGAGTTGCAATTGCAAATAAGGTAACCGCACAACGTAAACAACAGACCCAAGCTGAACACAAAGCTAGACGGGGTGCTCATAGAAAGAGTACTGAGTCTTTGAAGAAGGGAGAGAAGTCCGAAGTTAAGGCCGCATCTCAGCAGGAACAAAATCGTCTAAAACGTATTAAACGAGAAGCGGCAGCGAGAACGAGAGACGCGAATCGCGCACTTAGTTACTCTTCAAAAAGTAAATAAAGTATATCTCGACCGGCGCTATATAAGGTATGACACCACCAATTGGCATATCTTATTCTTCCTCAAGCACGACCAGTGCTAGTGCAGCTCCAATCTTCGTAGCATCAGGCACGACTTACGATATGTTAGTACATACTCAGGATTTCGTTTTCCAGTATAAACTAGTCACATACGGACAATCCACCAGCGGACTATGGCCTCCGGAGGGTCTCTGTACTACAGTGTCGGCATACCAATGTACTATGGGTTATAGTAACGCTGAGGACACCCGCGTAAGTTTTACCACAACAGGTTTACCATGGTCGGAACACAAACAAACATACCAAGTTTCATCGTACAACGCCAACTATAACGGTCATGGTTTACAATCTTCAGGTATTATCTTCGCCTCAGGAGGTGATGGCGAAAAAATAACACCATGGAGTGACCTGACTGATTCTGTAGGCGCTAGTAGTATACAGTACAACACCGGCCAATACCACAACAGAAGTACTCTAGTAATACCTATTCATAATACTCAAGTTATTGATGGTGATGATGGGGGAGCTGCGGCTCGAGCCTTCACGATGTTTTTGTTACATTGTGTAAAGTGGGGGAATTACCAATGGCACATGGACAGCAACGGCGGCAACATGCAGGGCAACCTAAAATGGGACACCTACTTAGTTAATTAATAAAACATGAAAAACTTCTTTAATCACTTACTCGAAGGCTCCGGAGGAATGAAAAGGCTAAGGCGAAAAGCTAAGGCCCAATCTAAGGCTGCTGACAAAGCGGAGCATAATAGTCCGGAGCAAGAAGAGGCCCACCAAAAATCTCTAGTCACCCATTATCGAATAGGGAGAAAAATGGCAAATCGCGGAGGTGATGAAACTAAGAATTACCGTAAGTGGAAGAAAGGAGTACTAAAGAAATAATCCTCGGATACTATATAAATCAGTGCTTATCACTGCCCGCACCAATATGAAAGAATCACAATATATTAACCTCACTCACACCAAAGCACTAATGGCTGTTATCGGTCCTCTTGCTTTTGTTTTATTTTTCTTTTTCTCTTTACAGTCTGATATCGCGAGGAACCAAGAAAAAATAGAGGGCAATACCGCATCTATCGGTAAGCTTGAAGCACGCATGGAAAGCATGAGTGACCTGCTTCAAGAGAATAACACTAACATAAAGCTCATCCAGCTTCAAATGACTCATATGGCCGAAATGATGGCGGGAAGGGTTTCACCTTCTGAAGAGGAATAATATAATGCCTAATTACAAAAAAACATATGATAAGAAAGGGAACGTTAAGCTTGCTGAGTTGACGCCTGAAGAAGCACTGGCGCTGATTGAAGAACAAGAAAATGCTAAAACGAAAGAAGCATCACCTTCTGAGGCTGCTCCACCTGCGGCTGGGGATAGAGATGGTAAGGAAGCTCAGCTTCTAGGTTCAACCAAAGAGGCTATCGCATTACGTAAAGCGGAAATTGACGGAGAGATTCGCCTAAGACAAGCAAACCTGAAGGGACAGATTGATACCATTAGAGCATCTGAGACTGCTAAGGAACGTGCCGGAAAACACCTTGCGGTATTTGGAGCACTGTATTTGTGTACGTGCACGATTGCATTCCTCTTCGCAATGTCTATGTTAGATACCGAATCTATTGCTGTGGCGGCAACCTTGATAACACTGGTTGTTACTCAACTGGCATCTATTTTGAAGACAGTTGTAGATACCAAAGAGCCGAAAGACCCTGTTGAGCTGATGTCGGATATTGTGCATAAAACTTTAGGCGATAATGAAGTACAGGACTAAGGTTCGATTAGCACTTCTCATATACACCCTCATTCTAGTATCTGCTTTAATATACTGCGGCTCGGAGGGAGTATCAAACGTAGCTCAAGGCCCGCGCGTGATTCTTCTCTAGCACCCCTAGATAACATACAATAGTATGGTAAAGAAAAAAATATCTGAGTTTAACCACAACATCGTCCCTTCTGATGATGCTGATGGGAGCCTGAACCTATTTGATTTAAACAACCCGGATATTAATCTATTTAATGCCGTGGATGATGAACTTATTAAAGTTTCAGGGTCTAAGGTTTTAATTTACACTTTTGAGGAAGATGGCTCGCACGATACCTTGTATGATGAACAGCGTATGAAGGCTATCAACCCTTACCCTAAAGTGGTATGGGCTCACTATGACCCAAGAGCTTTAGAAGAGAACTTAACCGAGTTTGGTATTGAAATTTCAAACGACCAGGTTTTTACGTTCAATAAAGCATATCTAGAAAACGAACTCTCCAGACCTTTAAAGGCCGGAGATGTGTTAAAACCTTCTTTTCAAAATATATTCTACGAGGTGTACCAAGTAGTTGAAGAGGGGTTTTCTGCGTACGGAGTATTTCATCTTCAGGCTTCGGCTAAGGTTATGAGAGACTCACCTGAAGTTTTTCCGGAAGACATAAGTTAAAAACACTAAATACTGTAGTATGCAAAAAAACATCTTAACAGAGAAGAAAAACCGTGATTTAGCTAAGCTCATGATTAAAAAACAACAGGGTAAGCTAAGCAAGGGAGATAGTGAGAAGCTGGATACGTTGATTACTGGATTTAACGCCAGAGCCGCAGCTAACCGTAAGCGTCAACAAAAGAAGCCAATTGACTGGGATTCAGGTAAGGACTCTCGTGCAGAAACTGCTATCAGAGGAGCTACCCAAGGTGTTAAAAAGGCCAAGAAAGGTGAGGTAAAAGCTGCCGCTAAAGCCCATGGCGAGAAAGTTGACGAAGGACAAAAACGCCTAAAGCGTGTAGGTGATGCTATGATTAAAAAGCGCGGAGGTATCATGAAAGCGCATGGTAATGAGAATGATAAAAGCATGATGGCACACTTCCGGAAAGAACATAGTAACGAAAAAGACGGAGATAAAAGAAATACTGGGGCTAAAATTAGAAAAGCCCTTCTAGCTTTGGCAGCGGGTAAAGAGATTAAAGGACGTATGGCACGTCTCAAAGACAAGTTTGCAAAGGAGTCTATTACACCTTCTTTCAGCAAAGGCTCTCTTTATGAATTCGGCGCCGGTGATGTCGCATTAGATGTGGCTGCCGACAAGAAGAAAACATTTGGCTCACAAGTGAAGAGTGGTATGAAAAAAGCATCTCGCACAGGAGGAGAGGCTGTCCAGAAGGTAGGAGCAGCAGGCGCAGACTTAGCAAAAACTGGTGGAAGGGCCGCTGGGGGGACAACCAAACTAGCAGGTAAAGCAGTAGGTGGAGGTTTAAAAGCAGCAGGTACAGGAGTTAAAGCAATCACAGCTCCTTTGAACGCGATTCCTATCGTTGGGAACGCTGCTGCCGCAGTAGGTCAGGTTGTAGGGTCAGGCTTAAAGGCTGGCGGAGCAGTAGCTAATCAAGGTGGTAAAATAGCCGGTGGAGCTATGACAGGTGCAGGTCGGGTTGCCGGTGGTGCTATAAAGAAAACAACAGGTTTAGCAGGCAAAGGTCTTAAAAAGTTAGGACAGGAAAAGGATGAAAGTGGAAAGCTTAAGGAAGCAACATTTAGACCAGGCAGCACTGCGGATGAAAAACCTGCTAAGACGGTAATTAATCCAAGTCTGGCCGCTATGACAGCGCCAAAAGCCGGCGCGAAAACAGCAGAAAAGGCAACGACACAATCTGGCAAAACAACTAAGAGACGAGGGCACAAATTTGTTACCACTCGCACGGTAGGAACCGGGAGGAAAGGGGTTGGTTCAAAAATTCAACGAACTACGAAACAGCTAAGAACCGATAAGGCCAGCAACCCGAAAGTGACTCCAGCGGGAGGTGACTTTGGTTTTGGAGATGTAGCTCGAGACGTTAAAAGTAATGTTAAAGGCGCCGTCAAATCTCTTGGAAGTGATAAAGGAAGACCTCAGGTACACAAGCCCGGAACTACTGAAAAACAAGCAGAAAAAGAAAAAGCCAAAGGGGAAATCAAAGCCGCCAAGCAAGCTGGGAAGCTAAGAGGCGCCGAAGCGGGAGCAGCAAGACGTGCTTCTGATTTTACTAAGAGTTACAAATACAGAGGAGCTGCGACGGGACTTAAAGCAGGTGGAAAAGTTGCCGGAGCAGGCTACAGAGCAGCCAAAGGAATTACTAAATTTGGTCTTGGGGCTGCTGGTAAAGTAGCGAAATACGGAGCAATAGGTGCTGGTGTTGCAGGAGTCGGAGCTGGTATGGCTGCCGGCGGAGCAGTGAGAGGTGCAGGTAAGGTAGTAGGCGGTACAGCACGCGGAGCCGGTGCACTTGCTGGAGGAACAGTGAGAGGAGTAGGCAAGGCAGTAGGAGGCGTGGCAAAAGGAACAGGCGGTGTATTAAAAGGAACTAACAGAATCGCTCAAGACATGTTTTCTATTGGCAACAAAACAGGCGGCAATGCTCGATGAGTAATAGAAATGTCGCGGTCTTTTTTGGAGATGAAAATTTTCCTAAAAAAGGACGCGGTAACAGCTCAAAGACATGGACAAAAGCTGTAAGTAAGCTGGCTAATGTATTGAATGACTTAGAAATACATTACGCATATCTTCCATCTTATAAAGGTGCTAATGTTGTTGCTGGGCATGTACTCCAAAAGTTAGACATACCATATACTTTGGTAATCCCTCATCCTAGTTTTGGCAGTAACTCGACTATGCAATCTAAGTTTGTATTAGCTGAACTCGCGGAAAAAGCCACTAAGACTGTGGTGCTAGGGGAAGAGCAAGACCCTAATGCTATAAAATACGATAGTGAAGAAATTACCAGTGATTTTGTTGATTACATAAGTAAGCACTGTAACTCAATTGTAATAGCATCTAAAAAGGGCGCTATGACCGAAAAGTTGGAGAAGCTCCTAAGACAGTTCCCAGAAGAAGCTTTTAAAAAGATTTACACCTTACACTATTAGAAGGCTTGAATAGGAAGGTCAGAACCACACAGCTTAAGAAAGGCTAACCTATTTTTATTATACAACTCGTCAAGTTCTCCCACGGACTCATGTCGAATAAGCATAGGAGAGGTACGATTTACAAATCCCTTTTTAAATGCTTGGTATGTGTAAAAGACATCATAGAAGTGCCAACCCCCTTCAAAAGACTTTGGCTGGGTTAGTTGAATGGAATTTAACACAGCGCCGGTAGTAGCTAAGAAAACACCATCCATAACTACGGTATTCCCATGAGGTCCATAAAGTTCTAACCTCATATTCTCTGGGGTTTCCCCGTGAAAGATAGACCCGCGCAAGGGGTTTTGAGGGTCCATAGGCTTATGGTCTGCCCCATAGCCGTTCCACCAAACTGCGTGGTCTGGGAAGTAACAAGTGCCCGCTACCCCGAGAAACCCAGCCTTTGGCGTTTTAAAATGTGTATCTAAGAGATTATTGAAAACTTCAGGCTTACTTAAAATTTCAATATCATCGTGGCACATAACAACCTTATCTTGAGCCGCTAATTTACACTCTCGTACTGCGTTGCTATATGCTTTAAAGATGGAGGATTCCCCCACTAATACCTTTACAGTGTATCCCGCCAATGTGAAAAAATCCTTTAGTTTTTCTAAAGTTTTCGATTTGCCCGTCCTAGAAGGGATAAATGCATATTTTGCCATGCTATATAAAAGTAACTGCACTATAATAAATAACATGGATAAACAAGAAATTTTAAAAGAGTTCGAAAAATGCTCTGAGGACCCTGTTTATTTTATTAAAAAATATATAAAAATCATCCACCCTGTAAGGGGTCAGGTACCATTTGATTTATACCGGTTCCAAAACAGAATTGTAACGGAAATCAATTCTAACAGATTTAATGTAATTAAAAAGTTCCGCCAGGCTGGAGTAACCACTATCATGTGTGCTTACGCTTTGTGGTTTATTATCTTCCATGAGAAAAAGATGTGCATGGTTGTATCCATTGGTGACCGAGAGTCTACGTCCTTCCTCAGACGAGTTATTGAAATGTACGAAGAGTTGCCTTATTGGTTAAAACCGGGTGTTCACGAAAAGAACAAGCACAACCTAGTCTTGGAAACTGGAAGTAGAATTAGGTCACAACCTGCAGGTGCCGGTCGTGGTGAGTCGGTATCTCTTCTAATTGTAGACGAGGCTGCTTTTATACCTGATATGGCAGACTTCTGGGCTGCTATGTATCCGACGCTATCCACGGGTGGTAACGCAGTATTACTTTCTACAGTTAACGGGATGTCTAATTTGTATTATGAAATATACAAGGGGGCTGAGCGAGGAGAGAATGGATTTAATGTAATTGATATTTACTGGAGAGAGCATCCTGAGTACACAGAGAAGTGGGCCTTAGAAATGAGACCAGCACTAGGTGACAGAATGTGGAGCCAAGAGTATGAATGCGATTTCCTAGGTACAGGTGATACGTTTATTAATGCAGACACACTTCGCAGACTAACAGATAACACAGAAATAGACTGCGTAACGAAGTACAATAATAGGATGAGGTCATATAAGGAGCCTGAGAAGTTACATACGTACGCGCTATCAGTAGACGCGTCCTTTGGTAGAGAGAAAGACTATTCAGCTTTCCACATTATTAACATGTACAATGGAGAGCAGGTAGCTGAGTTTTACTCTAATAACGTCTCCTTAAAAGCTTTTGCAAAAACAATACATGACGAGGCTACAAAGTATAATCTAGCTTATGTGATTGTAGAGAGAAACGGCCTAGGTCTAGCTCTAATTGAAGAGCTTTGGGATGAGTTGGAATACGAAAATATGTGGTGTGACTCTAAGGGGGATATTGGTATCCTCGTTACGGTAAAGAATAGAGACACCATTTTGAGCGTTTTAGAAGAAGGTCTTAGAACCTCCAGATACAAAATAAACTCTCAACGAACGGTTAAGGAATTACAAACATTTATTATTACCGAGAACGGAAAAATGCAGGCAGATGAAGGATATCACGACGATTTAGTCATGAGTCTCGCAATAGGAATGTATGCCTGTAATCAAATTTTCTTAAAAAGTCCTATATCGATAGAAACTATAAAATCAGATGCTAACACAAAAACAACCGCAAATCCAATCTCAAGGTCTAAATATGGTGACCTTAATGAAAAAGAAAAACTTAAGGAATATATGCAATGGGTTCTAAAGGATTAAACGAAGACAATAATAACCTCAATGAGAATTTCACAGAATTCCCTGAGGCAGTAAGGCATGGTGGGAGCTCCTTCGGCAACGGACGATTCTTTGCTTTCTTTAGCAAATTTTTCGGACGAAAGAAAGGAAGACCTACTCTTGCCCCACCTCTCGCGGGTGATGCTCAAGACGCTAAAGGTGGAGACCTTATGCCAGACCATGGTGCTACGGGTCAGGCAAGTATTGGCGTTACCAAAGGTTTCCTAAAGCTTCCAAAGGTAGAACACTCTAGACGAACTCGATACAGAAAGTATGAGATGATGGACGATTATCCCGAGATTGGGGCCGCATGTGACATTTACTCTGACGACGCCACTTTAAAAAATGAGGATGGAACTCCATTCGTAGTGGAAACTGAAGATAAAATTGTAAAAGAGGCGGTAGAGAAATTCATCAAGAAGATAGATTTAGAAACTCACATTTGGGATATTACAAGAAATGTGGCTAAGTTTGGAGATTGCTTTGTGGAAAACATTGTAAATCTAAACCAGTCAAAGTCTGGAATTCAGCGGATTAAAATTCTAAACCCAAACTTCATCTACCGAGTAGAAGATACTTACGGGTACCTTCAGAAATTCTACCAAGAAATTCCAAGACCTGGTGAACAGGCGGGAGGAAGACCTCCTATGGATTCTGTGGGTACAGGAGGTAATGGTGCGGGCAGTGTACTTACTCTAGATAAAAATCAGATTATTCATTTTAGACGTCACACTTCCGATGCTAATTATTACCCTTATGGGAAGTCTATCTTAGCACCTGCTATACAAGCTTGGAACTCTCTCAAAATGATGGAGGATGCAATGCTTATATACAGATTACAGCGTGCTCCAGAAAGAAGAGCATTCTATATTGAAACCGGTTCTATCCCCCAAAGTAAGGTAGAAAACTTCATGGAACGCATTAAGCAGAAGTTTAAGAAAGAGAAGTTTTGGAACCCAGATACAGGCTCTATTGATGAAAGGTACAACCCTCTGTCAGCAGATGAAGACTTCTTTATCCCTACCAGAAATGGACAAGGAACAAAAGTTGAAACTCTTCCCGGGGCGCAAAACCTAGGAGATGTTGATGACGTTAAGTATTTTAGAGATAAGCTTTTAGCTGCTCTTAAAGTGCCAAAGGACTTTATTGTTGAAAAAGAGCAATCAGGAGAACGGAAATCTAACCTAAGCCAATTGGACGTGAAGTTCTCTAAGACAGTAATGAGACTTCAGAGAGATGTTGAATCAGGCCTTAGAGAGTTATGTCGTAGGCACTTACAACTAAAAGGCTTTCCTGCAATAATGTATAATAACTTTAAGGTGACCTTGTACCCACCTTCGGATATGTTCCTAAAGCGTAGGCTTGAAACTGATGAGCAAAGGTTAAGAATTGTACAGGCTGCGAAAGGTTTGATGTTGTTCCCCAACGATTACATTTACAAAACTTACTTCAACTTTAGTGATGCTGAGATTAAAGAAATCAAAGAGCAGCTAAAGAAAGACCAAGAAGAAATGGCTAAACAGCAAGCTGAACTAGCCCCACCTGCTCCACCTATGATGGGTGGTGGAATGGCTCCTCCGGGAATGGAAGGTCAACTTCCTCCGGGTGAGGGAGGAGAAGTCCCACCTGTTCCAGGTCAACCTCCTGCCGGCGCCGGCGCACCACAACCCCCTCAAGGATAAAGTTTTATAAAAGTTTACCTACAAAATCACGTTGAACGATAGTATATACTATACTAGTCACAATCTTATGGCCAATCCCAATTACAAATTAACTTCTATTTTCGATACACGAGACAAATCACTTACCAAAATTAATGAGGCAGTAGATTATCTAAGTCGAAGTACTCGCGAGAATCTCGCAATCCTAAAAATAGATAACGAAGCCAATTCTTTATCTTTAATTTCAGAGTCCGATAACCTCATAAGTTGTTCCTTTGAAACGGTTAACGACTCTATTAGGTTGTACGGCTTTGAAACTGAACAACTGAGCGAGGTTCTATCAGATGAGTATATGGACAATTATACACAGTCCAAAGTATCTGATTTTGTAGGTATGTTAAGAGAGAGCAACTATGAAGCGGCCACTTCAAGTTTCGAAGACCTTCTTACGTCGTTTACAAATAGAAGCCAAGCCAATGATTATCGCGCTCAAGTCCAAAAAGCGAAAGATTCTTTAGATAAAAATATTTTTGATGGAGATAGTGAAAAGTTCCAACAGATTCAAGAGTTAAAAGAATCTATCAAGAAAGAGATACACGGTCTTGAAGAAGTTAGCATGACTGTAATAAATGCTTTAAAACTTAACAACGCCATATCTAAAGCGTACGACCTGCCAAAACAAGACTCACAACAGCTGTCTGAGATGGTAGTTCCTACTAACGCTCAGTCAGACCTGTACCAGATGATTTGTGAAAATGAACTAGTACGTAAAGAAATCATCAATGCGAAAGGGAATCTTTCTAAAGCCTGGCACGATAATGAGTACATCTCAGAGCTTGCATCTTGTATTTACGAAGGTGTTAGCAAAATTGAACAGAAATTAGTAGGTGTTGTTGAAGAAATCCCATACTTCGCGCTCGCGAGCAAAAGGGAAATACAAGAAGTTCTAGCGTCTACATACGACGTAATCAACCCAGGTACTGTGTCAAGCAAAGATATCAAGTCTTTCACATCTAAGATTTTTGAACTTAAGAAGCCTTTAAAAGGGGTTATTGTTGAAATGTTAAATGCTAAGTATGGCATCAATATTAACAATTTGAAGATGGTACCTTCATTTAAAACTCTCGCAGAAGCCCAATCAAGTCTGTTTAGTACTCTCTCTGAGCACCTGTCAGATGGAGGTGTTAACCAGAAAATATCTAAAGAGTTTGCTTCTTACATGAAGAACAAAAGCGGTGTTGGAGTACTTGACGTTTCAGACTTCATCTCTGAATTATTTGAAGGTGTAGAATTTGACGACGAAGAGCTAAACTACTTCATGAAACCGGTCAATCTTCAGGAAGCTGTTAAGGACATGATGTCCCCTAAAGGCAAAGGCAAAGACAAGGACGAAGAGGAAGAAGGAGAAGAAGGTGATGAGGAAGCGGACGCACCAAACTTTAAAAAGCTTAAGGCCGTTGCTAAAAAAGCAAAAGACCTAGCTGTGAAAATGAAAGGTGGAAAGCCCGAAGAGGATGATAAAGAAGGCACCGACACTGAGGCAGATATGGATGGCGATGGCGATGTAGACAAAATCGATAAGAAAATTGGCAAGGAAAAGAAAGAAGTTAAGAAAGCCAAGAAGGAAAAGCCAGGTAAAGACGAAAAAGTAATGAAAGAAGGTTTAGACCCAATGGCAGCAGGGGAAGAAGCAGCACCTGAGGAAGAACTTGAAGACCCTGATAGTGCAGCACCTGACAAACCTGCAATTAGCGAAGAAGAGATTGTAGACCTTGCCGGAGACCTTGAAGACTTATTCCAAGATATTGATTTTTCAAAAGGCCAGTCTATGACAGCTGAAGAGGAATCAGTGGAGGAAGAAGAGGCACAAGTTGAAGAGCAAGATGAGCAAATCGAACAAGCTAAGGCCGACCTAGCAGCCGCTCAAAACGCTCTAGAAGAACTAACTGGTGAGCCGGGCTCTGAAGAAGAGACCGAGGAAGTCTAATCGTCTAAAATATAATCCTGCTTAAGCCAACTAATCAAAGCATCAATATGCTTGTCACGTATAAGCGTGAGTTGGCCAATAGTGTTGGTTAATACCTTTGCGGTATCCTCTGTTATAACATTTTCGGTTACAAGTTTATCTAGATTCTTTATAACATCACGGAATTCTTCAATGTCAAACTCTTCGAGACGGTTTACTTTATATTTTTCTTTCTTTTTACGCATGGTCTACGACCTCAAAGTTTAGGGACTTATAGTGTTTTATTCTCTCTTTAGAGTGTTTACTTAAATAGGGAGCTTGGTCTTTAAAATCAAAAATATAAACCTTTGATTTGGATTTGTGTATCCGCAAAGCTCTACCTAAAGCCTGTAAGGTGGCTATTTCAGACTTAAGACCTCTAGCATTTATTAAGTGAGTTATTTCTGGGATATCGACTCCGGTTTGCATAATTGTAGTTCCTATTAAGACAGAATGCTTAGAAGCTGTAAACTGGTCAATAGTTTTTTGTCGGGTTACTAAATCGTCTTTACCTTCTAGTTTTAAAGAGTCTGGTATAAGCTTTTGTAAAACCTCAGCGTGAGCTAAGTCTTTAACTAAAATCAAAGTCTTGGAAGGGTTCTTATTGAAATCTTTAACCATAGCTGATATCATCTGATTACGTAAATCATTCTCAGTAATAGACTTACGGTATACTTCAAAATAGGAATCACTATCTTCAAGTACTACACTTGGAGCTGGTAAAATGTGAATCTTAGGTTTAGTTAAAAATCCTAGCTCAACTAAATCTGAGGCTTCTACTTCTTTAACCACTGGTCCTAAAGCTGAAATTAGGGTAAGTTTAGCTATCTTATCTGTTGGTACTGTTGCTGTCATGCCTATTCTGAATTGTGCTTTTGGGAAAGACTTTATTACTTTGGTCGCTAGTTTACCTTTAGAGAATTCATGAACTTCATCAAAAATGATAAACTCTGAATGTTTTAAGTGTGTATCTAATACCTTATCTATAGACTGAATAGTACACAGGGTCATTGGTTTAATATCAACCCCTTCTCCAAAAGCAACTCCTACGTCAAACCCATGTTTAGTTAGAAACTTATATGTCTGGTGGACTAGTTGTTTCTTGTTAAAAATTATAAGACCGGTCTTGCCCTCTAAAGCTCTTAAAAGTCCTGCAAGTACAATTGTCTTTCCAGAACCAGTAGGGGCTTGTATAATACATCCTTTTTCTTCTAGAGCTTTTTCTATTAACTGTTTTTGATAATCTCTATATTCTATTGAAGATATTGTATAATCCTTTATGTTTATACTTTTTCTTTTATCCTCTATTTCATACTCTATATTTCCTACTTCCAAATCATATTTAATATATGATAGTAGACCCGTACCGAACTTTCCTGTAGTTTTTTGGAAAAACTTTTTAAAGCCATCCCAGTGCCCTCTTTTGTACGATGTAACGTATTGGTACCCTTCTACCCTATACTGATACTTTTTCTCCAGTATACTTTTCAGCTTATCATGGTCGGTTTCTAAAATTGAAACCAGATTATCTATTATAATTCTCATAAGGCTACTATTATATACTGTCATTATAGTCCTTTATGACGATTTGTAACATTATGTTTGGTAAAGATAAAGAAAGTAAAAATATTGTAGACCTCGCTCAAGAATTTGAAGAAGGAAGTGCAGAGGTATCACCTACAGCTCCACCTTCGCCTGCGAACTCTACCGTGCCTCAAGTATCAGAGATAAAAGATGCGGTTGCGTCTCTCCTTGAAAACGTTAAAAATGTAGACTCGTACATAGAGTTTAACCTTCCATCTCTTGGGAGAATGTACTCAGATTATGATTCTGATACTGTTAAAGTTCGAGCCTTGAAGTTTTCTGATGAGAAGAGAATACAATCAGGCTCTCAAGGAGATAGAGCCTTAAATGCTTTAAACCAGGTCCTCTCAGATTGTATTCAAGGTCCTGCTTATAAAGACTTAACTGTCCCAGATAAGCTATTCTGCTTATATAAAATTAGAGAGCTATCCTATGGTTCGAAGTACGAGTATGCTGTGGAGTGTGATTCTTGCTCTCATGAGTCGACCTTAGATTATCAATTATCTTCTATGGAAGTTGATTACTTAGAAGGAGACATTGAGTCTGAAACTACTGTAACTTTACCTGACTCTAAAAAGACCGCTCGAGTAGCCGCTTTACGAGTTGTAGATGAACCTAACATTCAGTCCATTAAGCAAGTTATTGAATCTTTACCTGATTATATTTTGGAAGTAGAAGGGGTTACGGATAAAACCATCATATCTCTGTTCCTTGAAGGTACTACGGTACGTGATGTGGCCGCTCTCAGGAAAGTTATTTTCTCTCCTTCTTATGGGCTTAATACAGACACGGACTGGATTTGCGACAAATGTGACGCTGAAAACACTCAGTCTATAGGGATAAACTCAAATTTTTTCTTTACGAGCTAGAGGTTCGATGCTCGGTCGAAGTGTTAGACCAGGAATCGTTTGCTCTAGTAAGACACTGCAAATTTTCACATGCTTCCGTTTTAGAGATGTCCTCCCTTCAAAGGAACCGTTATCTGCAACTATACGTAGCTGAGCAAGAAGCTCAAAAAAAAGCACAGGAACAATCAACAAATGGCGGCCACAGGGGTAGATAAGTAGACTGTCCGCCATGAAAATCAATAACATCACTGTAGTTCCTAGAAAGAACCGTCCAACCGCTTTGGGTAAAACTGCGTTGGAGTTCTTCTATATTAAGAATGGAGTATACGCCGACCCTTATCAGGTGTGCTCTGTAGTTGCCATTAGAGACCAAGAGGCTCCGACCACTAGACTTTCGACCGCTTCCAACGGAGACCCTGAAGCTTATCTGGATTATAACTCCTCTAGCTCTGAGTATGGACTTATTAGTTCTTCCACTACTTCTTCTGTGGACATGCGCTGGGTTAATTTTAGTGGAGCAGGTAGAGTTCGTCAAACCCTTCCCTCCAATGCAGCATTTGATGTTACAGGATATGATGGCAGTGTTAGCGCAGCGAGCGGGATTTACAGAATTAAAGAGGGTCACTTTTCTGTAGTACTTCAGCCTCTTGCTATATCCACTTCCGCTCTTACTGATGTTGGCGGACCTCTGGTTTCAAATTACCAGACTGATACATCTCACGCGTCAGGCGTAGGTAAGTACTACGATTTTTGGACCATCGTAGATTATGAAGGAGCTGCGCCAAAGGTTTATATAAATACTTTTGATTTATGGAATGATACCATAATGGGGTTGGCTGAACCTCTATCTGTTACGACAAGTAATAAGTTACTGCAGAAGTATGTTAATGTTAATAGTGTCCTTACTCTATCCATAAATACTTCTATCTCTTTAAACGATACTTCAGTCCCTAAGGACATCCGGAGTATTTTTAACGATTCTGTTATTCAAGACGCTCAAATACAAATTAAAAAGTATGATGAGAATAATGAAGAGTGGACTACAATGCAAGCGTTTACCGATGTAGATAATATAACTTCTGATGATACTATGAAGTATACTTATTCGTTTTCCGCTGTTGGTCGATATCAAATCCAAGTGAAATACACACTAATGGACGAGACCATTTATAGCGATAAATTTGCGCTAATTTGCCGATAGACCTTTAGATACAAAGTACTCAAAGTCCATCTGATGGATATGAGACTTAACGTACTCCCTCATACCCTTGGGGTTATCCAGGTCTATGTGGAAAGCATTCCAATCTTTGTAAGCTTTGGGAGGTTGTACGTTATAAATTTCTGGAGTGTTCAGACGTAGTAAAAGGTTACGTGCTTTTTCTTCCCCCGTTCGACCTGCTTCATCGTTATCAAAGCTAAGGATTACTTTCTTTTTAGTAAGCATTCTTGCTTGTACGTACGACATCATACTACCTTGAACGCATGTTGCGTTTAAGCCGTTTACTTGTAAAGTTATGGCATCCATAGGACCTTCCGTAATAATTACGTAATCTAAGGATTCGTTGAAAGGGAAAAGAATCTCGCTAGATTTAACTCCATGTGTACTTTTTCCCGGGTTTAAATACTTCATACCATAAGAGGACAAACTCCTCGCTTGAAAGTAAATCATATCATTATTATACTTATAAGGTATAATTAGGCGGTTAGAGTATTTTCCCTCAACTCCTACGTAGAAAGGGAACCCTTCCAATTTTCTAGAAATAACCGCTTTTGCAGATAACCGTTCCGTTAGAGACTTTGAAAGAAGAGCGCTTGCAATATTTAATTTTTTAAAGTTAGAAAACTCTTCCCCTATCTTAGATTCTCCCGTATAGATTTCTGTCTGGCGGACTGTAGAGACATCGAATAAAGCTTCTGGAGAATCAAATAACTTCCTTCCAATGTACTTATGAGCTTCCTGATATGATATACCTTCAACGTGAGCTACTAGCTGTGGGAAATTTCCCGTCTCTTTAGATTTAAAATCTTGCCATAAGCCTGTAGCTAAGTTTATAGACATGTGGAATTTAGTATCGTCCATAAATATTGACGGTACTAAGAATTCTTCATTATTTACTAAAAAATCTTCAAATTTCTCGTGTAAATAGTCTTTAATGATATTGGATGGAATGTTCATATGTTTATAAATAAAGTGTCTCCTAGTAAAATTAAAGTCTTCGACGAGTGTAAAAAGAAGTACAAATTCAAATATATTGATTATTTGAAGGAAGATTTCAATGATACCCTCTCTACGGACGCTCTGCAGTTCGGTCAGTTCATTCACAAGATTCTTGAGGATGGCGTTAACTGTGAAACCTATGAGGAGCTCGATGCTATAGCTAAGTCTATCCGCAGCCAGTACACTTTTGGAAAAGAGAAGGAGTCCTTAACCGAAGTATCTCTTCGAAACTTTTTAGTTTTTAATAAACCTTTAACTGAAACCGTCAGTACTGAGATGCGTTTTACTGTACCGTCTCCCTGTGAAGGTTATGACTTGAATGGTATTATTGACCGTGTCGTTATGGGTAAGACTGGAGATTTGCTAGTGATAGATTATAAAACTAGTAAAAGAGCCGCATCTAAAAGAAGTTTGTACAATGACGCTCAAATGCAGATGTACGCGTACGCTATACATAAAATGTACGATGTTCCTATAGACCGTGTGACCGTAGCACATTACTACCCTCACCTAGATAAGTTCGTATCTATTAAGTATCCTGCAAGCCACGTTGCCATGTTCCTAAGAGACCAAAAAGGTAAAGTTTGGGACATTAGAAAGAGAAAGAAAGACGACTTTCATCCTGTAGTGAATCGCTTCTGCGACTGGTGCGGGTATAAGGACATCTGCCCAGCTCAAGGTGCTGACCCTGTAAAAGCAGAGAAGCTTATTGAAACTATTAAAGCTAAGCGAGCTGTAGAAAAAGGGCACTATCAAAGACCTAAAAAAAGTCCTTGAACTAAGTGATTACTGAGAGGAGGTTCTCCTTTTATACCTGTCATCGACTATCAAAGGTTTGTAAAGACTTATATTAATACACTTAAAGAAGTCTCTAACATACTCAATTTTATAGTTATATTTAGTAATGTAAGTCGCCTCCAAAGTTGATAGCTTAAACGGCTTTTTGCGTTTTAAAGCTGTCATTATTTTTTCTTGGAATATGTTAATAAAACTTGACGAGAATCTATGTTTCCACTTTTCTTTAAAAGCAAAGGACAAAGCATAGTCGATTTGTTCTACGAACTCAGCAATTTCGTTATCTAGGTTGTCTTCTCCGCTCCACATCTATATATAATAGAGGGGTACATGAGAAAGTGAAACCGGATATTGATGTAAATTTAGAAAATGCAAAGTACAGGATAGGTACGGTAAATCGCGTAGCGTCTTTTGCCTCCAATCTTTACACATTTTATTACCGGAGTAAGTCAGGTACGGACTCTAATCCGTTTGTAATGCTCCTTCAAAGTAAGAAAACAGGCAACGCCTTTTACCCTACTAAAGCGGGACATAGAATGATGTTGGCTATTAACTTAAACTATATCGATGGAGCAGGGGTTAGAGATAAGGTAATCGAGACGTTTTCTTCGAAAGGTCCTATTCCCTGGCCGACGGCTGTACTGCTTGGTAGGCTTTTTACTAAGAAAGGTAAGAATGTACTTAAAGAATTTATTCGACAATATGACGTTCGAAAGCTAAGAGACCTTTCTGTCGTTTCCCCTACTAAATACCTAGTAGGGGGAGACTCCAACATGACCAACATGTTGTAGCCCTCTAAGGATTAAATAATGGCTAGAGATATATCAGAAGCAATAGAGGATTTAAAATCAAGTGTGGACCGAAGTAACGGTATCCTCCGTACTGTTCAAAGTGCCTTAGCACAAGCTATTAGCACTAGTGAAGGGTTAAAAGGCGCGATGATGAAGACTGGGTCTTTCCAACAGGGTAAGATGTATTCGGTTCTTGAAAAAGTAACCGACCTCCCAGGAAGGTTTGATAAGGTTTTAAACAACTTTGGTAACTTTGTGATGAGAGGGCTAGGCCAGAATACCAAGGAATTCATGAAAGTCTTAGGTAAGATGAGTGCTTTAGGGTTAGACGATGCACCTTTTTTAAGGCTTGCTAAGACTCAAAATAATACGATGGGGTTGAGTTTGGAACAGCAAACTAAAAGTCTTACTATGCTTATGAATTTACGAGATATATCTCAGGCCAACCCTGAGATACTAGCTGGCATTCTTGAATCAAACTCAAAGGTTATGGCTCAACACGCAGGTGTGTACGGTCCAGAATTCGCAAATAGCTTCCAACAAGTTGTATCCACCATGGCCGCGGCTATGGGTGGCGGCGGAGAGTCGTTGCAAGGGGTCATAGACGCCGTTAATCCATTTTTGGATGCGGGTATTAAGGGAATGGGTTTGCGGACTCAGATAGGCTTACCAGCAGACATTTCTATGATGAACTCTGAAGAGATGATGGCGTTTATACGAGAAATACCTATTGCGTTGCAAAAGTCTGGACTGTTCGGTACTGGTAGGATGGCTAGTACGAGGCGTGCGGAATTGGGTGAGAGATTTGGAGTTGGCAAGGAATCATTTGCAATTATGGACAAAATGAACAGAGACCTGCCTAGTCTGGCGAAATTGCAAGTGGACCTTAAAAGAGCTACGGCAGAGCTTATTGCAAGTCAGGACTTGAACTCAATGTTGAGCACCTTTATGAACAAGATTACTAACGCATTCTTTGGTGTTCTTCAACCATCTATAGACAAATTAACCGAGAATCAAACTGGTCTTGGTGATAACTTAGTAAAGCTCGCGACAGAAATTGCTGCGTGGTCAGCCGATAAACTACTAGCAATAACTACCGATACAATGCAATTTCTTAAAGAATTTGTTAGTAGTGATAAGGGTATGTCTGGGTGGCAAAAGCTAACAGAATGGTGGTCTAAATTAATACCTACCTTGGGTAACATCTTTACATTAGCCGAAGTTGCCGTGCGGACTCTTATAAACTTTATTACAGGTGGAGGTATCGGCACGATTATAAACACCATTGTCAATACATGGGATGTAGTGAAAGAAGCACTTCCTAGGATACTAAGTGACGCTTGGATAAATATGGGTAAGGTTCTTAGTGCTACCCTCGGATTTGTTTTAGACCAAGCTATAAATAATATGAATTACGCTTTTACTTTTCTAGTAAATGGTTTTGATACATTATTTGCGGAGTTAATGAAAGGGATGCTTTCTATAGTCGCAATGATACCTGGGTTCAAGTTCGCGGGAGATGTCTGGGGTAAGCTCTTTGGAACTCAAACGATTGGTGGTGCTCAGAGGGCCTTCAATGCCGAATCCGAAGCCAGAGTCGCTGAAAGAAATAATGCCCTGGCCGGCAACTACAGAGATATGCCTAGTATTTCGAAACGCATTGGCAAATTCCAATCTGCCAGAATGACCCACGATGAAGTTAGTGCGAGGGCTCGATTAGAGCAATCTAGTACCATGATGGAAAATGCCGTTAAGAATGGGTTTGCAGAGGCTGCCTCCAAGGTTACTTTCTCATCAAAAGACGCGTTCATGGAAAAACTATGGACTTGGATTTCTGAACATGGCGGAATAAAAATAGCCGAGGATACTACACTATAATGAGCTTACCAGGAAACACACTACAGCGCAGGTCAGAAAGATTTGGATATCTTTACGTAGAAGGTACCGGCAATATTGATTTTTATGAAAACCCTAGAATCGTAGAGAAGAAGAGGGCTGGATACAATAAGACGGATATCTTTAAAAGAAGAGCCCCTCTTCGTTTGTGGGTGGGGTCTACTGCACTCTCTATTGATATTGAGATAAGATTTACATTACCTCATATTGCTGCTATGTTCGGAAGTGCCGACAAAGTTGATGAGGCTATTAAGGTGGCTCGCAAATCTGTTGAACCTAGAGACCCTAATAGCGGGAGATTAGGTCCTGGCGTTTGTAAGTTAGTTATAGAGGGGAGCATGTTAACTTATCCTCCGTGTATCGTTACTTCCTATGAAATAGCAAGTGAATATGAAAATGGTGCTTTCGGGAATGATTCTCGCGTAATTATAATACGTTTAACTCTTGAAGAGTTCTGGGGATACG